GCCTTTTTTTCCTAACTCGATATGAAGCAGAACGGTCGTAAATCAGCAGCTTCGCTGGCGATCGCCGTCCCAATCCGCGGCATTTCGCGTCCGGCGCCGCCTGCAGAGCTGAAGCTCGATGCCGAGCGGGCGGTCTGGCTGCGCACGGTGAATGCGCGGCCTGTGGACTGGTTCGGCCCTGAACACGTGCCATTGCTTGTCAGTTACTGCCGGCACGTAGTGGGAGCAGACCAGATCGCGGGGCAGTTGGCCGAGGTCACGCTGCAAGTGCTCGCCGACCCGGAAACCTTCCGGCGACTCGAGCGCCTGCGCAAGATGATGCGTGACGAGACGACGGCCGTGCTGCACCTGGCGCGTGCCATGCGGCTCACGCATCATTCGCTCTACCAGGCGCAGAAGGCGTCTCGGGCCGTGGAGCGGCACGGCTCAGGTAGCAGGCCGTGGGAATGACGCGCGGACAGCGCAACGCCCGGTGGATCGAGACTTACTGTCGGATACCGGAGGGTCGGCTCGTCGGGCAGCCGGTCAGACTGACGGCGCACCAGAGGCGGTGGCTGCGGCGCATCTATGACACGCCGACGCGGACCTTCATTCTGTCGATGGGACGCGGCAACGCGAAGACGGCATTTGCGGCGTTCCTGCTGCTCCTGCACCTGTGTGGCCACGAAGCGCGCCGGAACAGCCAGCTCTTCTCCGCGGCGCAGTCGCGCGACCAGGCGGCGATCCTGTTCGGCTACGCGGCAAAGTGCGTGCGGCTCTCGCCGGACCTGGACGGGAGCGTCGTGATCCGCGACACGGCCAAGCAGCTCGCCTGTCCCGAACTCGGGACGCTCTACCGGGCGCTGTCGGCGGACGCCTCGACGGCGCACGGGTTATCGCCAGCCTTCGTGGTCCACGACGAGCTCGGGCGAGTGCGCGGACCTCGCTCCGAGCTCTACGAGGCGCTCGAGACGGCGCAGGCGAAGCAGCCTGAGCCGCTGTCGATCATCATCAGCACCCAGGCGCCGGGGGATGCCGATCTCTTGTCAGTGCTGATCGACGACGCACTGCGCGGGGAGGAGCGGGAGCGCAAGATCGAGCTATACACGGCGCCGGTCGATGCGGACCCCTTCGGGGTGAAGGCGATCAAGGCCGCCAATCCGCATTTCGGAGAGTTCATGAACCAGGGCGAGATGCTGCGCCAGGCGGCCGAGGCCAAGCGCCTGCCGGGCGCGGAAGCGGCGTATCGCAACCACGTCCTCAACCAGCGCATCGCGCTCGAGCACCTCTGGCTCGCCCCGGCGATCTGGAAGGCGTGCAACGCGACGCCCGACCCGGCGATCTTCCGCGACGGGCGCACCGTAGGCGCCGGGCTCGACCTCTCGCAGAAGCACGACCTGACCGCCTGCGTGCTGGCGGCGCAGGACGATGGGGGCACGGTGCACCTGTGGCCGTTCGTGTTCACGCCCGAGCGATCGCTGCGCGAGCGCGAGCTCCGGGACCGCGCGCCCTACAGCGCCTGGGTGCAGAGCGGGCAGTTGATCGCCGTGCCGGGCGCCACGCTCGACTACGACTGGCTCTTCCAGTTCCTGCGCATGCGCCTTGACGATCTCGAGATCCGCATCGATGTCTGCGCCTACGACCGCTGGCGCATCAACGAGGCGCGGAGCGCCGCCGACCGGAATAACTTCGTCGTGAACGCCTGGAGCGAAGTCGGCCAGGGGATGCAGTCGATGAGCCCGCGCCTCGAATTCTTCGAGACGCTGCTCCTGCAGGAGCGCCTGCGCCACGGCGCACATCCGCTCCTCAACATGGGCGCCGCTAATGCGGTCGTGGTGCAGGACCCGGCCGGCAACCGCAAGCTCGACAAGGCGCAATCGACGCAGAGGATCGACCCGCTGGTCGCCGCGGTCATGGCGGCGGGCGTTTTCATGGTGAGCGCGCCCGCGTTCGACGTTGCGGCGTTTATCGCATGATTCTCAGTCGGTTAGCAATAATGCTGATGTAATGCTGATTTTCCTTGTAGAATTTCCTTTCATGGACAGCCGCCGCCGTCCCTCGAAAGACGAACGCGAAAAGCGGTTGCCCCCCTTTCCCCTGAAACTCGGCGACGGTCCGCTCCCAAGCGGTAATTCCGGCCCTCTGGTGCGAGGTCCGGCATGCCCCTGGATGGCGCTCAACCTGATCGTCGAGAGCTCCCGCTTGTAATCGAGAAAGCCGCCGCGCGCGATAGCGACGCGCGGTTCGTCCTCTCCGCGTCCTCGCCCGACCGGGAGAAGGACACCATCGACCCTGCGGCGTATCGCCCGCACGTCGGCAGGCGCCTGATTGCGCTCTGGCAGCACCGCGACGCCATCGGCTACTGGGAAAACCTGAAGATCGTAGCGGGCAAGCTGATCGGCGACCTTACTCTCGCCACGACGCCGCTCGCGCGCATGGCAAAGACGCTGCTCGATGATGGCGTGCCCTTGTGCGCGTCGATCGGCTTCCGCGGCATGGGCAAGCCCAACGACAAGGGTGGGCTGCACTTTCACGAGCTCGACCTGATGGAAGTCTCGCTCGTCAACACGCCCGCGCATCCGCTCGCGATCCAGATCGCCAAGTCATTCGGAATCACCCTGTCGGACCCCGCTGGGCAAGTGCCCGCGCGCGGCGGCCCGGCTCTGCAGTTAGTCGCGGCAAGTGCCGCTCGCAGTCCCTCCAGGAGTCACAGCATGGGCAAGACCATTTCCGAGCTCGTAGTCGAGACGCAAAGCGCACAGGTCGCCGCGCGCGACAGGCTCGCCGAGCAGACCTCGAAGCTGGGCGAAATCGAATCACCGACCAGCGATGAATTCATCACCCAGAAGGCGTTAGTCGACGAGCTCGATGCCGAGCTCCACGCAATCGACGGCAAGCTCGCTACCTTGAAAAGCAGTGAGTCGAGACTTGCTGCGGGAGCTCTCGCGACGAAGAGCGCGCAGGTCATCCGGCGCGACTCCGTGAAGGACACCGAACACCTGCTCGGGAAGCTCGCGCTCGTCACCTACGAGGCGGCGTGCAAGTCGATGAAGATCGATGACGTGGTAGCGATCCGCTTCCCCGGCTCGGCCGCGATCGAGACGATCGTCAAGGCCGCGCAGAACCCGGCGATGACGACCGTCCCTGGCTACGCCCAGGAGCTGACGCGCATCGGCTACGGGCAATTGATGGACATGCTGCGCGCCGAGGCGATCCTGCCCAAGTGCGTGCCCTTCGGGCAGCAGCACAGCTTCGAGGGCTATACCTCGATCACCTACCCGATCCGCAGCGGCACGGCCACGGACGCAGCGGGCGCGTTCCGCGCAGAAGGGGCGCCGATCCGGGTCGGCGGGCTGCACTTCACGAGCGGCTCGCTCACGCCGAAGAACCTGGGCGTCATCCTGACCGCGACCGAGGAGATGCTGCGGCGCTCGACGATCGATCTCGCCGCGTATTTCCAGAGGGCGATCATCGATGACACCGCCACGACGCTCGACGCGATCTTCATCGGCACCGGCGCCGGCTCGGCGACGCAGCCGGCCGGGATTCGGAACTCCCTCGCCGCGGGCGACACGCGCCCCTCGACGGGCGCAACCGCGGCGGCGATCACCAACGACCTCAAGGTGATGCTGACCGCGATGACGACCGCGAACATGGGCGGGATGAACACGAAATGGCTGATGCACCCGAAGAACTTCCTCGCCGTGTCGTGGCTGACGAACGCCGTCGGGACGAAGCAGTTCCCCGAGACAACGAACAACAATCTCGGCGGCTACGGTGTCGTTACCTCGCTCGCGATGCCGGCAGACATCGTGCTGCTCGTGGACTTCTCGCAGTTCAGCTTCGCCATCGGCAACCCGGCATTCCTGCCGAACAACGTCGCGACGCTGCACGAAGAGGACACGACGCCGCTGCCGATCGCCTCGGCAGGCACGCCCAACGTCGTCGCTGCTCCTGTGAGGTCGCTCTATCAGACGAACTCCTGGGCGCTGCGGATGCTGATGGATGCCGACTGGGCAAAGATGCGAAACCCCGGCCCGGTTCAGGAACTCACCGCCGTTGCGTGGTAGCAAGACTCGTGCTCGCCGCGCTCGCTTTCGGCGCGGTGAGCGCGTGTATCAGCGTGCGCATCGAGTCGCCGTGTGAAGTGGAAACCGTCATCGATTTCGGGGCGGTCGAGATCCGCACGTGCAAGCCGCACAAGCCCGAGTCCTCTTAACTGACAAGGAGGTTAGTGACATGCCGCAGACGTTTTATATGAAGCTTGAACCGACGGGCCAGCCCGGCATCGTCAAGGCTACCGCTGTCGAAGCACCACCCTCGATCTGGGGGCCAGATGATCCACGCCCCGGCTACGGGCCAACGCCTCCCGGCGGAGGCAGCATCTGGGAGCCGTTGTTCCCTACCAACCCCATAGTCATCCCGCCGATTGACGAGCCGCCTTCCCCGCCAGAAGCCAAACTGACCTCCGTGTTCTCGCCGACGCACGGCAAGTGGGTCTACGGCTATCAGTTGGTGTCTGGCGCTGGGCCGAAGAAAGAAGACCCGTGCGAGCCGCCAGCCCCGCCGGGATATCAGTTCGCTTGGGTATATGCCCCGCAATACAACGGCTGGGTGTGGGGTTATCAGCGTGAGAGCGGAGCAGGACCGAAGTAAGCCAACGGTTCCCCCTGACGCGGACGTGCTTGCAGGTTGCGCGCCCGCGTCTTTTTGAAGGAGCGACGCAATGATCGAGTTCCTGGTCTATCTGCTCGTTCTCTGTCTCGTGTTCGGAATGATCTATTACGCGATCGGGCTCCTGCCGCTGCAGCCGCCCTTCAAGAACATCGTCATGGTCATCCTGATCCTGATCTTCATCCTGCTGCTGCTCGGCGCGATATTCGGCGCGCTGCCGCTTCCCAAGTGGCCGCGCTACTGAGAGGTCCGCAATGGCAACGACTTGCGTATGGGCGTTTCGGCGAATTCCAGAATTGAACAACGCGACGGGCTACGTCGAGTGCGACGAGGAGCTGGCAGCGCGGCTCGTCAGAGACGGGCTCGCGCAGGACCCGCGTATCGGCGCAAACCTGCTCAACCACATCGAGGACGCGCCGCCCCCGCTGCAATACGATACCAAGGTCGTTAGGCCGAAGCGCCGATGAGCGTCATCGACCGCTTCAAGTCGTGGTGGTTCGGCGGCCTCGAGGGCAGCTATCGCGGCCCGGCGGTCGGTTATTCGCACTGGGGCAATCGCTTCCCGATTCCCTTCGGCGACGGCTACCAGGCGGGCCTGACGCTCGACCAGCGCAGCGCCCAGTGCGTGCCGATCGCCTACGCCTGCGTGATGGCGACGGCGAAAGCGGTCGCAACCTGCCCGGCAGCGCACAAGGTCGTTCTCGACTCCGGCAAGCACGAGACCTCGACGACCTCGCCCGCCTCGCGCGTGCTGCGGAAGCCCAACGCCTACCAGACCTGGCCCCAGTTCATCCTCGACTGCGTGGCGACGATGCTCTTCGAGGGCGAGGCCTTCGTGCTGCTCCTGCGCGACGATCGCTACGCTGTCAACGCCATGCACTTGATGCCGCGGCGCGCGTGCTCGCCGTATATCGAGCCGCTGACAGGCGATCTCTACTACTCGATCGGCGCGAACCCGATGCTGCCCGCGGGCATCGATGCGATGGCGCCCGCGCGCGACATCCTGCACCTGCGCCAGCACACGCCGCGCCATCCGCTGATCGGGGAATCCCCGCTGACCGCGGCCGCGCTCGCGCTCGGGGTGAATGTCGCGCTGTCCGGCAACCAGGCGGCGTTCTTTTCGAACATGAACCGCCCGAGCGGCGTGCTCTCGAGCCCGGAGCCGCTTACCAAGGATCAGATGAAGCAGCTCCGCGAGGCCTTCGACGAGCAGTCGCAGGGGCCGAACGCGGGAAAGATCCCGGTGCTCGGGCGCGGCCTCACGTTCTCGCAGATGGCGATCAGCTCGCAGGACGCGCAACTGATCGAGGCGCAGCGCATGTCGATCGAGGACGTGGCGCGCTGCTTCGGGGTGCCGCTGCCGATGGTCGGCGACCTCTCGAAGGCGACGTTGAACAACGTCGAGGCGATGACGAACTTCTGGCTCGCGCACGGCCTGGGCTCGCTGCTGGAAAACCTCGAGCGCAGCTTCGATGCCGCGTTCGGCCTGCCCGCCGACGAGTATGTCGAGTTCGACGAGCGCGCGCTCTTGCGCATGGACTACAAGTCGCGCATCGACGCGATCACCAAGGCGATCCAGGGTGGGGTGATGTCGCCGAACGAAGCGCGCGACGGCGAAGGACTGCCGCCCGTCCCCGGCGGCAATACCCTTTTCCTGCAGCAGCAGATGGTCTCCATCGACATGCTGGCCGAGCTGCACGCGGCCGAGATCGCCTCGAAGAACCGGCCGGCCGCCGAGACGCCGCCAGCGCCCGATGACGAGGAAGAGCCCGGCGAAGACGGCGACGAAGAAGAAAAAGGAGGCGACCCGCAGATCGCCAAGGCGCTTGCCGTGGATCTGCTCGAGCGGATAAGGAAGGCAGCATGATCGAGAAAACGATCGTCGCGGCGCTCGAGCCGCTGGCAGCCGACATCGTCGCAATAGAAAAGCGCCTCGACGCTCTCCAGCTCCTGCCCGGCCCGCCCGGCGCCGGCATCGACGCCCCGCAGTGGGCGAAGGGCGCCGTCTACCGCAAGGGGACCTTCGTCGTCGCCAATTTCGGGCAGCACTTCGTCGCGCTCAAGGACACCGCGAGCCCGACCGACGACGCGGAGCACTGGGCGCGCGTGGGCTCGGGCGGGTTTCGCCATCGCGGCACGTTCGAGAAGGACGCCGTTTATGCCGACGGCGATCTCTTCATGGACAACTACGGGACGTTCTGCATGGTGCATGGCGTCCCGGTGCTGCTCGCCGGGCGCGGTCCTGCCGGCAAGCCCGGCGAGAAAGGCCTGCCCGGCGCGAACGGGCGCGATGGCTCGACGATCATCGGCGCGCAGGTCGAGGGCTTCAAGCTGGTCCTGGTGCAGCAGAACGGCGACGGCACGACCGACCATCTCGAGGCCGACTTCGGGCCGGCGTATCGCGAGGTGATGAAGAGCGCGCTCGAGGCATCCCTCCCCGAGCTCGCGCAGCTCCTGGCCGACCTGCGCGACGACGTGGACGCGCTGATACAGCGGGGGCGCGCCCGGTGACGACCCCGATCCTCCTGCCGCTCGACAAGGTGAAGGAGCTCCTCGGTATCACCGACACCGCGTCGGACGCCGCCCTGACCGCGGCGCTGCCGGTCGTTACCGCGATGTTCGAGAACTACTGCAAGCGCGGCCTCGCCTACGTCGCGGACATGGTGGAGGAGCAGAGCATCGTCGCCGTCGAGCGCCTGCCGCTTTTCCGCTATCCCGTGGAAGCGGTGAGCGAGCTCCTGATAAACGGCATCGCCCAGGCGCCCGCGCCGGTCGCGCCGCAGGTCGATCACACACACGGCTTCATCTATATCGGCGCGTGCGGCTGGTGGGGGCGTTATCCCGGCTATGCGGGATGGGGCTATCCGGGGAATTTCGCGCGCGTCACCTATTCGGGCGGCTACGACCCGGACGAGGTGCCGGCCGACCTGGCCGACGCCTTTGCCCGGTGCTGCGCCGACTACGGCGGCGTCACCTACGCGAGCGGCGGTGCCTCGAGCTCGGGCGCCGGCGCGCCGTTGAAGTCCCTCGGCCTGGGCTCGGGCGCGCTCACCGTCTCGTTCGACACGACGCAGGCCGCGAAGTCGAGCTACGACACCTCCAGCGTGCCGCCGATCCTCGCGCCGTATCTCTACACGATCGACGCCTATCGCGTGAAGGACTACTGCTGATGGCGCTCCCCGCTGTCGATTTCGCAGAGATTAAGGCGACCGCCCAGGAGGCGATTGCGCTCTACGGCACGACTGTGAACTTCCAGCGGCAGGGAGAGGTGACGGTGCGCCCGGTCAAGACCGTTATCTACCGCGACACCGATCCCGCGGCGCTCCTGCAGGATGTCAACGGCGAGCCTGCGAAGGCGCTGCTTTCGCCTGCCGATTTCACGAACCCGCTCAACTTCCCGAACCAGTTCGACACGCTGACCGTAGACGTGGGCGGTTTCAAGCGGATCTATTCCATTGCGGCCGTGCATCCGGTGCTGGCCGAAAACGAGCTGGCGCTGATTATCGCCACGCTGAAGGCAAACTGATGAGCAGCGGCACCGCACGCAACGCCTTCCGCATGGAGCTCGCCGTGGCCTTTCCCGCGCTGCCGCAGTTCGAGACGCTGGCCGCGCGCGTGGATAACACGACGCTGCCGGACCTGTGGGCGTCATCGGACTTCATCCCGATCAGCGATGCGCCGATCAGCATCGGGGCTCCGAGCTGCTGCAGGGAGCTTGGCACGTTTCGCTGCTACGTGGTCGGGCGCACGGGTGCCGGCGATGCCACAGTCGTCAGCCAGGCCGACGCCATCGCCGGGCATTTCCGCCGCTGGCGCGACTCATCGGGCCGCATTCGGGTGACGGGCCACATACCGCCCGCGCCCTCCGATTTTTCTGATGGACGGTGGCTGATATGCGCCGTGGATTTTGCGTTCGCTCACGACTACTTCGTATAGGAGAACATCATGCCTCTCAGTGCTGACCTCGTGCGCGTCGCCTTTGTCGAACTGACCGGCGCGCCTCCTGCTATCCCTGCCACGCCCGTGTTCACCGTCGCGCGCCTCACGGGCGAGGGCGTCGCCTTCGCGCCGACCGTCACGACCTCGAACGAGTTCGATGCCTCGGGAAACATCCGCGACTCGATCCTGACGGGCGGCGAGTCTACCGGCGATCTCTCGCTCGAAATCTCCGACCATGCCGCATTCGAGGAATACCTGCGCGCGGTGCTCGGCGGGGATTGGGTCACTGACGTGCTGGAGAACGGCCCGACGCTGCGCCAGTATCTGCTGGAGAAAACCTTCCCCGACATACCGACCGCGGGCGCGGAGTCGTTCCACCGCTTCGACAAGACGACGTTTGCTACGATGACGATCAGCATCGCACCGGGAACACCGATCACCGGCACGGTCGGCACCATCGGCGGGCCGCTCACGCTCGATACCGCCATCATCGCGGGCGCGACCTATCCCGACCCCGGCGTGGAGCCGGTCCTGGTCCCGCAGGACGTCGTGGTGAGCGTGGGCGGAATCGCCGCGACGGCATGCTTCTCTGCGGTCGAGCTCTCGTTCGATACCGGCAGCCGTGCGATCCAGTGCATCGGCACCCTCGGCACGAAAGAGACGGTGCGTGGGCGCCTCGACGCGAAGATTAGCGCAACGCTCTACTACGCGACCGACGCGCCCGTGCAGGCGTTGATCGACCAGTCCGAGTTCGCGGTGAGCGTTCAACTGAACGACGCGGCGGGCGCGCTCGAGTATCTCTTCGAGTATCCGCGCTGCAAGATGATGGCGGCGCCTGTCACTGCGCAGGGCACGAATACCGACGTGACCATTGCCATGCAGGCGCAGGCGCTCTACGACGACACGGCTGGCTACACCGTGAAGGTGACGCGCGCTGCGTCGGTGGTGGCGGCCGATGCTGAGCCTGAATCCTTGGCGGCGTGAGTAACCCGCGCGACAAGTATGCGATCGATCGCGCGCGTGAGGCGCAGGGCGCCGTCGTGCAAATAGACGACATGGAATTCACGGTGCGCTCTGCCAGTGCCTCGAATCGCGGATACCGCTACGCGCTCGCAATGGCGGCGGGGCGGCACCGTGAGGAGCTGCAGGGCGACGGGATAAAAGCGTTCGAGGTCCACGAATCCATCCTGATCGAGGCGTTCGCTGACTGCGTGATCCTGGGATGGAAAAACGTCACGAACGGTAACGGGCACGAGCTGGAGTTCAGCAGGGAAAGCTGCATCAAGCTCATGGAGGACTGCCCCGATATTTGGGATCGCATCCGTGAAGCCGCGCTCGACCGTGAACGGTTCCGCCCGCTCGCCGCTCAGGAGGACGGCGAGCTCTTGGGAAAATCCTGATATGGCACGAACAGTATGGCGCACACGTGGAACAGCTCGAAAAGGCGCAGGCGCGCGGCAAGCGCATCCCCGCGCTGGAGTCCCGGCCCGAAGTGCCGCTGTGGCTCCTGCCTGCGATGGATGCCTGGATTGACCTCGGAGGCGCCGCGCCGTGGTGGCGGGTGCGTGAATGGTGCAACCACTACGGGATCGAGCTCGAATGGCTGGCACCTGTGCTGCGACGCGCAGCGGCAATGCTGAACGAGCACGTAGCGAAAGGGGATCAGAAGCGTGGCAAGTCTCCCAGCAGTCGCACACGTTCCCGTCATTAGTTCGACGCAGCGAGGTGCGCTCTACAAGGACATCCTGCAGGTAGCGGAAAAGGACTATCAGTTCGTCCTGCGCGGGATCGCGCTGCAGGAGATTCACGATCAGGCAGGCATCGGGAACAAGCCGACCGGGATGCTGGTCGATGGCAAGCGCGGCGACGTGTCGCAGGCGCAGCGATCCGTCATCGTCTGGTTCGCTGACCGCAAGTCCATGTCCGATGCGATCTACGCCGCGCGTGATGAGCTGGTCCGCGCCGGTAGGCGCGTGAGCGGGCGCACCCTCGGGGCTCTGGCGTTCTACTACAGCATCGGCAGGGGCGGCGCAGTCTCTCCCTGTGAGCCGAAGGCTATCGCGGCGACCACGCCTAACCCTGCTGCGCTCGACCTCTACGTGACCCTGCCGCTGGTCCACGTGCGCCGCTGGCAGTGGTATGGCAAGGGCGGAAACCGGCTGGAGCGGCGCACCAGGAACAAGGTGCTGCGCCGCTACGCTGCGGCTACCAAAACGAAGCCGCAGATGGTCGCGGCCTCAGTCTTTGAGGTGAGCGCCAAGCGGGTGCAGTCACGTTACCGCGCGCTCGATGTCCTGTTCGTCTACCTGCGCGTGCAAAACCTCAACATCGGCGGGCGCACCGCCGTGGACCGCATCCCCGCGATCAAGGTCCGCATGAAGGTGCGCGGACGGGGGCGCTGACATGGCCGAGAACGTCACTCGCATCTACGAGCTGCAGGTAAAGCTCGCGCAGGATTCCCTCGCGCAGTTGAAGAAGCTGCAAAGCAGCACGAGCGCAATCGAACAGGGATTCAAGTCGGCAGGCGACACCATCAAGAATTTCGCAGTCGGGCTCGCCTCTGCCCTCTCCGTCGGAGCGGTCATATCCGCCATCGACAGCGTCATCTCGAAGTTCGATGAGCTGGGAGCTGCAGCGCAGCGCACCGGAGTCCCGGTCGAGGAATTCTCCGCGCTCGCCTACGCCGCGCGTCAGGCCGACTTGGAGCTGTCCGGTCTCGAGACCGGCATGAAGGAGCTGCAGAAGGCGATGGTCAACACCGAGGACAAGGGATTCAAAGTCCTCGATGCGCTGAAGATCGACAAGACGAAACCGGCAGTCGAAGTGCTGAAGGACTTCGCCGAAGCATTCAAGACCATCCACGACCCTGCGCTGCGGGCGAATGCACTGCTGGAAGTTTTCGGCAAGGCGGGGCTGCAGTTGCGCCCCCTGCTGGAACAGGGCGCAGCGGGGATGCAGGCCGCAATCGACAAGGCGAAGGAACTCGGGCTCGTGCTGACCGAGGACGCCGCGCAGGGGATCAGCGACCTCGACAACGCGATCAAGACCGCGCAGGAACAGACCGCCGCGCTCGGCAGGGAGATGGTCCTCGGTCTCCAGCCTGCGCTGATGGACGTGCTGCAGGCATTCCAAGGGGCACGCGAGGGCGCGAGCGCATTCGAGGGCGTAGGCAAGGCGCTCGGCGTATTCCTGCGCGGGCTCACTGCGACCGTCGTCGGTGTCGTGCATGTGTTCCGCCAGCTCGGGGAGGTGATCTACGGCGTGATGATGACCGCCGCGAATCTGTTCATCGGCGAGCGCAAGACTGCGGCCAGCTACTTCGAGTCGATGGTCGCCAATCTGGAGAAAAACGACGCGGCTTATGCGGAGACGCAGAAAAACATTCTCGGGTTCAAGGACACCCTTGACGACACGACCGACTCTATCAGGCATCACACCGAGGCCGTAGCGAACAACGACAAAAAGGTGCGGGCGGCGCTGACGGACAAGAAGGACAAGAAAAAGGAGAAAACCGAATACGAGAAACTGACCGAGGCGCTGAACGACCATCTCGCCGCGGTGCAACGCGCCGAGTCGGAGTATCCCGAACTCGACAAGGCGATCAAGAACTACACCGATTCGCTCGCGAAGCTGACGCCAAGGGAAGCTGAACAGGCATATCAACTCGTGCAGCAGATCGCTGCGGCCGAACAGCAAAACAAGAAAATCAAAGAGCGCGCAAAGCTGATGGACGAAGTGAAGGGCATCATCGAGGGGCAGCGCAGCGAGTGGGAAAAGTTCAACGATGACATCGCCCGATACTACGAGCTGATCGCGTTGCTGCCTGAACGCGAGGCAGAGCTGCGGGAAGCCATTCTGCGCCGCACCGACGCCTTCCGCGAGGCGAACGACAAAGTGCAATACGGCGTTAAAAAGGACGACGAACTCTTCGAAAAACTCGCCGACAAAATCGACGGCTATGCCAAGTCGATGGCGGATTCACTGGTGGACTTCGCCAGCGGCGCGAAGGACGCCAAGCAGTCGTTCTCCGACATGGTGACATCGATCCTGCGCGACATGGCGAAGATGGCGACGCAGATGCTCATCATGGAACCGATGATGCGCCAGTTCAAGGAATGGCTGAAGGGCGTCAATCTCGCAAGCATGTTCGGCAACTATTCGACGCCCTCAGACGTGCCGCCCGGAGGGCCGTGGGCTAAGGGCGGCGTGTTCACGAACTCACCGTCGCTCTCCAAGTATTCCAATGGCGTCTACGACTCGCCGCGCGCGTTCACCTTCGCCAAGGGCGGCGTATTCGCTGAAGCGGGACCGGAAGCGATCATGCCGCTCTCGCGCGGCCCCGACGGATCGTTGGGCGTCGATGCGAGCGGTGCGGGCGTGACTGTCAACGTCTACAACGAAACGCGCGCGCAGGTGGAGACGAAGAGCAGCCGGGACGTGAACGGGAACCGCATGATCGAGATCATGGTGCGCGATGCCGTCTCGGCGGGCTTCCGCTCGGGCGCGTTCGACGGCGTGATGGGCTCGACCTACGGCTTGAACCGCCAGGGAGCGCGCTGATGCCAGCGAACCCGTGGCCGCCCAACATCAGCGAGGCGTTCACCTCCGATGCGTTCACCGAGACGCCGCAGGAAGTGACGATCCGCAGCGACATGGACACCGGGCCGCCCAAGGTGCGCCGGCGCTTCATCAATCCGGTGCGGACCTACGAGTGCAACATCGTGCTGCGCGACGCCGCCGAGTATCAGAGCCTGCGCGACTTCTACTACATCACCTGCCAGGGCGGCACCGACACCATCTCGATGGCGCATCCGATCACCGGGGCAATGCTGCTCTTCCGCTTCGCCTCGCCGCCCGTCTACACCGCGCTCGGCATCGCCTGGCGCGCGGCGTTCCGGCTCGAGCTCCTGCCGTGAGGTCGCTTTCCGCCAATGCCGTAATACAGATCAATTCGCTCCAGAGCGGCTCGGCGTGGTTTTATCTTATCGAGATCGCGCACCCGGAGCTCCCCGTTCCCTATCGCTTCGTCAACAATACCGAAGACATCGTTGCGCTCGGCGTCGTGTGGACCCGTTACGAGTTCAGGGTGACGCTCGCCATCGACGACGGGCAGACCCTGCCGAGCGCGGAAGTCGAGTTCACCAACGTCGACCGAGTGCTGATCGACGTGATACGCGGGCTCGCGAGCGCGCCGAGCATCAACCTGTATGCCGTGCTGTCGATGACGCCGGACGTGATCGAGCAGAGCCTGACGGACATGCAGCTGATGGACATCAGCTACGACATGCAGACGATCAGCGGGCGGCTCGTGTCGGGCGATCTGCTGAACGCGCCGTATCCGGCAGACAGCTACGACCCCGCGCAATTTCCGGGCATCTTTTTCTGATGCGCGACTTCACCCGTTACGTCGGCATTCCCTACAAGGACAAGGGCACCGACCCGGCGACCGGGCTCGACTGCTGGCAGCTCGTGCGCTACTTCCACAAGCAGGAGCTCGGGCGCGAGCTCCCCGACTACCTGGCGCTCTATGACTCCTCGCTCGATCCGGACTCGGCGAGCGGCGCGTTCGTTCGTGCCATTCCCGACTGGCGGGCGGTGGACCCGCCGGCGTTCGGGGACGTGCTGATTTTTCGCATCGCGCGCGGCCCCTGGCACTGCGCGGTCTATCTCGAGGAAGGGAAGATGCTGCACATCGACCAGGGGCACAACTCGGTCATCGAGTCGGTGGACAGCCTGCGCTGGCGAAACCGCATCTACGGGGTGTATCGGTGGAAGTCCTGACGCAGCGCCTCGACAAGCGGCGCTCTCTCGGCTTTGCCGAGGAGGGGCTGACCTGCGCCCAACTGGTCGAGGGCTTTGCGCCGGCCGGGATCGACCGCGAATACGTGCTGTGCGCGATCAACGGCGTCCCGGTGCCGCGGCACCTGTGGGCGCACGTCACGCCGAAGGAGCACGCTCAGGTCATCGTCGCCATCGTGCCGGGCAAGGGCGGCGGCAAGAAGAACCCGCTCGCGCTCATCGCCTCGATCGCGATCGCCATCGTCGCGCCGATGGCCGCGGGCGCAATACTTGGGGCTTCAGGCGGCACGGTGCTCGCGTTCGGCATCACTGCACAAGCTGCGCTCGGCACGGCGATCGGCTTCGTCGCGAACATGGCGCTTGGCGCGATCTTCAAGCCCTCGCAGCCGTCGATCTCCGCGGCGAGCGCCTCGACGAGCTCCTCCTCGTCCTCGCCGACCTATTCATTGCAGGGGCAGTCGAACCTGCTCGACCCCTACGGCCCGGTGCGGCGCATCTTCGGGACGCACCGCATCTATCCCGTCATCGCCGGCCGGCCCTACTCGGAAATATGGGGCGACGATCAATACCTGACGACGCTCTACGACATCGGCGCGGGCGACTACGAAGTGAGCGACGTCCGCATCGGCGCTAGCCATATCGGTTACTTCCAGAATGCCAGCTACTACGTCCACCGCAACACCAAGACGCCGGGGCTCCTCTGGTATTGGGGCGCGCGCCACGAGGACGCCTACAGCCTGATACTCAACGACGGCTGGAGCACCGTGGACACGCAGCCCGACACGGCCTACTTCGTCGCGACCTTCGTCTTCCCGACCGGGGTCGCCACGATCAACCGGGACACCGGCGCGCAGGGTCAGAACATCGTGCGCTTCCAGATCGAGTGGTCGCCCTACGGATCGGGCGCGTGGTATCCGGTCCAGTCCGCGCACTACTGGCATTCGTCGCGCGACATCATGCCCGACACCGATTCCGCGAATGTCGAAGTGACGGGCGGCGAGCTCCTGCGCCAGGAAGGCTCCTGGGGCAACCCCGACGACGGCGGCGACGGTGACCTGCGCGCCATGCGCGTCACCTCGAGCACGACCGGCTATCTGCCCGGAGCGCAGGCGCTCGAGCTGCGCTCGCAGTCGGTCCCGCTGCCGTATGGCTCGACCTTCATCTACAACGGCACGACCTACACGATTCTCGGCAACGTCACGACCTCGGCGCAGTCGCATACCATTTCGCCGCCGCTGCAGACCGAGTTCGTCACGCAGGTAACGCATTTCGACGGCGACGGCGGCGAGTGGTATCAATACGACCCGCCGCAGACGGTGCTGGCCTATCACACGGCGACAAACACCTACGAGATCCGCGATTCCCGCATCCAGCAACTGGCGCTCTCGGTCACGGTGCGCCCGACCGCGGGACACGTCGAGGGCCAGCGATTCTCGATCCGGGCGCGCCAGACGCAGGGCGCGGGCGACGAGCAGTTCACCTACGGCGACATGATCTTCGCGGGCGTCTCCTCGATCAGCGGCACGGTGCCGGCGATCAATCTCAGGAACGAGCACACGCTCCTCGAGCTCCGCGTCAAGGCTAACGACCAGGTGAACGGCACGCTGGAGGATCTGTCGTGCTTCGCGCAGTCCTATCTGTGGGTAAGGCGCGGCGGCGCGTGGTCCTACGAGCTCTCGAGGAATCCCGCATGGTGCCTGTGGGAGGTGCTGACCGGGAAGATGAACAAGCGCCCCGTCGCGCAGGCGAAGCTCGACCTCGCAAGCTTCGAGGCGTGGGCGAATTACTGCGACTCGATCCATCCGAGCACGGGCGATGCGCGGGCGCGCTTCGATCACGTCGTCGATTACTACACGACGCTCTTCGCGCTGGCGCAGACCATCAGCGCGGCGGGCCGCGCGACGCTCGCGCCGGGCGACGGCCTCTTCCGCGTCATCATCGACCAGCCGAAGACGACGCCCGTGCAGGTTTTCACGCCGCACAATTCGATCGGCTTCAAGGGCACGCGCACCTTCATCGAGGCGCCGCACGCCTTCCGCGCCAAGTTCATGAACAGCGCGAGCTGGAAAGTGGAGGAGTTCACCGTCTATAACGACGGCTACAGCCTCGGCAATTCGAGCGTGTTCGAGGTCATCGAGCTCCCCGGCGTCACGCGCGAGGGGCAGGTCTGGTGCGACGCGCGCTACCGCATGGCGCAGGGCATCCACCGCCAGGAATCCTGGACGCTCGAGGTTGACTGGGAGAACCTCATCTGCACGCGCGGCGATCTCGTGCACGTGGCGCACGACGTGCCGAAGCTCGGCGGTCTCCCCTCGCGCATCAAGGACGTGCATTACACCGGGGGCGGGCTTGCGGACCAGTGGACGCTCACCGAGCCGGTGGACTTCGGCGGCAACCCCGGCGGCTTCGGCTACACCATCCGCTCGGTTAACGGCGTAATCCAGCAGGGCCAGTTCGGCGCGCAGTTGGACGCCTACACCGTCGCGCCCGTATCGCCCATCGGCAACGTGCAAGTGGGCGACCTGCACGTGTGGGGCGAGATGGACCACATCACCTATCCGTTCCTCGTCGCCGCCATCGCCCCGCAGTCCGACGCCGCCGCTACCCTGACGCTCGTCCCCTACGCGGGCGCGGCGATCTTCGGCGCGGACCAGGGCGCGATCCCGCCATACGATCCGGTCGTAGACGACGACCTGTCGCTCATCGCGCCCCCGCCGATCCCGCGCGTGACGATCCTGCAGACGCTGGTCTACGCCGCGCGCCGGCCTCTGCTGACGATCAGCTTCGACTGGCGGCAATACGTCGCGCCGATCTTCGTCAACTACGAAATCTGGCTCGACTGGGATCTCAACACGACGGGCGCGCCGGTTCTGCTCGGGAGGAGCGCGTCGCCGAACTTCGAGTGGATACACGCGATCGATGTCGCGACCATGCGCCACTACGTCGGCACGCGCTTCTGCGTGCGCGTGCTCGGGGTCAATTCCTTCGGCGCAAAGCGCACGCTCTCGGAAACGCCCGCGACCTGCGACACCATCATCGGCGACACGACGAAGCCTGCGCCGCCGCCGTATCTCGATCTCGACCTCAAGCGCGACACCATCACGCTCAACTGGGATCATCCTGCCGCGCCGGACGTGGACTATTACGAGGTCCGCTATTCGCCGCTGATCGAGGACGCGAGCTACGCGCAGTCTACGGTGCTCGCGCCGCAGATCGCCTACCCGACGCGCTCGATGGACGTGCCCACGCGCCTCGGAACCTACTTCATCAAGTGCGTGGACACGAGCGGCAACCGCTCGGACGGCTTCGCCGCGGCGTTCACGCCCGGCGAGAACATCTGGCAGCTGAACGTCATCGCGACCTGGGACGACAAGCCCGAGGGCTGGCCGGGGTCAAAGGGCAATTTCGAGGTCGCAGGCGGTAACCTGCGCACGATCGCGCTCTCCGATGGCGTCTATCACCAGCGCGCCGAGTATTACTACGACGAACTCTACGACGGGGGCGCGATCTACCAGACGCGCTTTACCAGCAAGATCATTGCGGGCGGCGTGAGTTTCAATTCCGTCATGGCGCGCTGGGTGCCCCTCGCGAGTGCCGCGCCGATCGCGGGCTCGGTCGTGCTGGACACGGGCGACGGCTCGAACATCGCCGAGCTGATCGACGTGTGGCACGAAATCAGATGGGTGACGGTCGCGAACGTGATGGCCGACTGGACGCCGCTTGCGAGCGCGGTGCCGATCGGCTTCGGCGAGTCCGACTTCGGGCCGTGGCGGCGCTTCCAGGTCGGCGACTACATCGGCCAGGTGTTCCAGTTCCGCCTGATCGCCGAATACATTGGCCCGGACGCGGTCGCGGACGTGGGCGCGTCGATCACGGGCGCGGTGATCGAGATCGACATGACCGACCGCATCGATGGCGTCTACGACGTGGCCTGTCCGATCGGCGGCATGCGCGTTCTCTACGAGCCCGCGTTCAAGGAGCGCCCGGCAATCGCGATCACCAGCGACAGCGTGAGTGCGGGCGATACGCACGTCATCACCAACGCCGACCGCAACGGCTTCGACATCGAGTTCCTGAACGGCGGCGCATCGGTCGCGCGCCAGTTCGACTGGCTCGCCAAGGGCTACGGCGCGCAGAGCACCCGCATCGTCGAGGGGATGCTCCGCAGGCGAGCGGGCCCGCGCCGTCAGCCGGTAGCTAGAGTAATTACCAGGAGGGCAGCATGAGCCAATTCAATTTCGGCACCATCGACCCGAACGTCAAGACCGGCACCGAGCTCGCCGCCGACTTGAACCAGTGGCGCGACGCGCTGCACACGACGCATGCGGGTGTTGCGCGCCCTGCATATGCAACGCCGGGCTTGCTATGGGTCGATCAGACGAACGGCGCGGATTGGCTACTGAAGATGTCCACATCTACGGGCGATGTAATTATCAACGGGATTAACCCGACGACGAATCAGCGAAGCCCGACGCTCTTTCCTGACGGCTCGGTAACTGCGCCTGCAATCGCGTTCGCGAGCGAGCCGGGGCTAGGATGGTATCGCAGGAGCGCGGGGAATATCAGTATGGCGGCGGGCGGCAAGAAAGCGCATGACTTCGCCGCCAGTGCCGCATCGTCGTCGTTGACGATAACCCCGCTGGCGGCGGGAGATAGTGTGGTGAGGTTAGATTCGGATCAATCAGATCAAACTAACAGGAATGTGTTGATGCTCTACGTAAACGCGGCAGAAGCCGCGTTGCTATCTACGACGGGAGGAGCGGGCACGGCGCGGGCCATCACCTACACCGCGCCGTCGCACAATTTCAGCGGGCCGATTGTCGGAAACGGGACCATTACGACCACGGGTGGGTTTGGGCTTGTCCCTGGGGCGAAGCCCGCTTTACGGTTTGAGAGTTCGGGCTGGCGCTTGGAGTTTGACGTTGGATATTTGACTTATAGAACTTGGGACAATGCGTCGCCCTTCTCTTGCGACCCCAATGGCAATTTCAGTATCGGCGGGATGGGCTACAAGCCCGGCGGCGGGCCGTGGACCGACAGTTCCGACGGGCGCATAAAGGATAACATTGCGGACTATACGAGCGGGCTTGATGCGGTGCTGGCGCTGCGCCCGGTGAGCTACACGTTCAAAGCCGAGACCGGGCGCGATACTGCGATTAAGTATGTTGGGCTGATTGGGCAGGAAGCCGAGCGCGCCATGCCCGAGATTGTGACAACTAAGGCCGACAAGGTTGGCGATCTGGAATTCAGCGACATGCGAACGCTCGATTCCGGGCCGCTCGTTTACGCGCTCGTCAACGCGGTCAAGGAGTTGGCCGAGCGCGTCGGCAAATTGGAGGGCGCATGAGCGACAAGCCAAACGGCACGATGAGCGAGCAGGATGTCGCCTACATGGTCCAGGTGCTGACGACCCGCCCGCTCGGCGAGGCGCTGCCGCTCTGGCTCAAGCTGACGGGGCAGCAGGTCGTGCCGATCGCGGCGTCCGCTTCGCCGGATAGCCCGAGCCGGGCGGGGGGGCCTGTGGGGTAGGGCTACCCGGAGCCTGCCGACGCGTCCTGCGCGTCACCCGCCGCCTGCATGCGGGCTTTTACAGCAGGGTTCCAATCCTCAGTTGTCCACCATCCATCGCCATTTTTGTCAAAGTTCGTTCCCATCCCGGCTCCCCGCATCTCCTCCGGGGCCATGCAACGCCTACCGCCTTCACTGGCAGGCACGCCGAAGCGCCCGACCCGGTGCATCTCGAAGGCGGTATCGGAATTGAAGTATTCCCCGCAGCCGGAGCACTGGCAGCGGCTGTTGGTCAGCTTGCGGGTAGGTCTCATGATGACTGCCAAAAATGAAGAAAACGGCTTTTGATAACACTGGCCTTTTTTTGGCCGGTATTTTTGGCAAATCCTGGAAAATGCTTTGCGAATCAGTAAATGCGGACGGGATTGTGATTCCAGGTGTTGTGGGTTCGAGTCCCATCAGCCACCCCAAAATCAATGACTTACAAGCGGCGTTTTTGAATTTGCCAAAAATAACCGGATTTGCCAAAAATAAAGCCCCTGATCAGCGCAGGGGCGTCACCTTCGAGACCCCTCTGCGGTAGTGCTTTTGTGCGGTCTTCACGGTGTCCCCGAGGAGCTCGGCGGCCCGCTCGTCGCTCTCGGCGTCCGACCCGGACTTCGCGCGGATGTCGTGCTCGACGAAACGCTCCCCGCCATCCTTCAGGTGCCGCTCCATCGTGCGATACCACTCGCTCTTGAAGGCCTGTTTGGTGATCGCCCGGCCGGCGTAGGCCTTCTCGGTCCGCCTCATCATGAAGAGCGGCCGCGGCAGTGCAGCAATGCCCTCCGGGAGTGTCGGGCGCAGCGCCAGGATGGCGTCCACGACGCGCTTGAGCGACGGGCTCCAGCGCACCAGGCGGTGCTTGCCGCGCTTGTTCTGGACGTAGTCGATCCCGCGCGCGGTCAGGTTCGCGTCGGTCAGGCGCAGGAGGTTCCCCTGGCGCATCGCGGTGAGGCGCTTCAGCATGATGTAGCAGCGCAGCCACCGCGGGCCGTGGCGCTCGAACTGGCGCAACTCCTCGGCCCTGACGTAGCGCACGCGCGGGCTCTCCCTGTTCCGGCGCACGCCATAGCATGGGTTAACCGTGACATCGTAGCGGTCATCTCCCATAGCCCAACTGTAAGCCGAGGAGAGGAGAGCGATCTCCCGGTTCGCGCGCACGGGCGCGGGCACGCCCTGCTTGTCGGTGCGCTTCCTGAGGTAGCGGGCGGCGTGCTTGGAGTTGACGAGCCCGTATTTCATGCGCCCGAATGTGGCCTTGAGCATCTCGGCCTCGCCCAGGTTGGACTTGTGGGTCTCCATGCTGCGCCGTCCGGCGCGCACCTCGCCCTCGCAGTAGACGAGGAAGGAGTCGAGCATCTCGCCCACGGTTCCCTCGGCGGTAGCCTTCCCGGTGGAGAGCTCGACCCACTTCGCGCGGGCATCGCGGTCCCAGGTCTTGCCGAGCCGGGTCCACTCGTTGTTAGCCGGATTGCGCCAGAAATAAATGCCGCGATGCTCATACACGCCCTGCGGCAAATGGGCGTGCTCGGGCTTGCGCCTGCGTGCCATGTTGTCTAATCCTCCCTGCCCTTCAGTCTATCCCGCCGTTCGAACATCGAAAAATCGGGCTCTGCGTCCTCGTCGTGGCTGGCGTCGTTCGGGCGCAGGTTCGGCACATCGTTCGCGGCGACCTTAACCTTCCCGCCCTTCCTGTAGATGAACCGGATGCCCATCGCCTGCAGCCGCTTCGCCTGCGCCGGCGCCGTGCGGCGATCGGTCAGTTCGCAGACTTCGTCCGGCGTGAGGTAGAGCATGTGCGTTACCGTCAGTGGTCCCTGTCCATCTCGATCATCACGCGCATGCTCGAGCAGTGGTCCTCGAAAATCTGCCGGCGCGCTTCCTTCGGGTGGAAGCCGCAGACCCACATGGCCGTCAGTTGCGCGAGCACCGCGCCCTGAACGTGCGGTCCCTGCCCGTGCAGCAGCACCTCGATCTGTTGGGAGACAGCGAGTGCGCGCCGCATGATCTCTTCGCGGTCCTCGTCCTCTGTCATGCCTGATCTTCCTTCATGGCCTTCAAGGTCGCCTCGAGGTCGGTGTATTCGGCCGGCGTGAGCTCCGAAAAATGTTCTTTGCCGTAGGCTTTCAAGCAGTAGTCCTTCACGTGCTCGCGGTCGAGCTTGTGCTCCCTGATGAACGCTTCCAGTCGTTTCTTCTGCGGCTCGCTGATGACGCCGCGCTCGGCTGCCCGCTCCGCCTGGGCCATGCGCTTCAACGCCGCGCGTGTCTTGGAATCGAGGAGCGTCCATAGCGCGACCTTCTCGTCATTGTCAAAGCCGGAAGCTTCGCAGAGCCCGTAGGCGTCCATCGGCCGGTCTTCCGCCATGCACTGGCGCACCCCCGCGGCCGTCGCCATGACGACCTCCTGGCGCTCGGCGCTCAACGCCTCGAGCGCGCCGGTCGTTGGAGTAATCGGGGCTGAGGGCAGCCCCGTCTCGGCACCGGGGATCGAGTCAACTTCAGACTCGTCGAGCCACCCCATCCCGCAGATCGAGAGCGTGACGCGCCGCTTGGCCTTGGTCTCGCACTTCATCAAGGCATTGCTGCGCGCCTCGCCCTTCAGCCCTTCGAGCGGCACGGCGCCGATCGCCTCGTCGTGCCGGCCGTCCTTGTCGGTCGCCGTCGCCGTCACCACGTAGCAGCCTTCGACGAGCTCGCGCGACCGGATGCTGATCGACACCCCATGAAGCCTGCGCAACTGGTCGGTGCAGTCACGCAGGGCGTAGAGGCGCAGCTTCCCGTTCAGGACGATGTACTCGAACGGCTTCGTCAGCGGGTTCAAGCCCTGCGATTCGCACACCCGCTTGTAATACATGACGCGCTCTTCCGGCTTGAGCTTCGACAGGTCGCCCTGGATCAGGACCTGCTCGAGCACGGCGCCGCCGTCCTGCTTGCTGGGGAGGCTCACTCGCGCCACTCCTTCGGCGTGGACATCATCAGCTCGCGCTCGAGACCGCGGGCGAACTCGGACCAGTGGAGCATCAGAGAGCGGATGTCCTCGCAGACGCGGAGCACGTCCTCGTTCGGCAGGCTCGACGGCAGATGGATCGTCGGCAGCAGGTTTATGAAGTTGTCGGTGCGCGGGGTCTCGATCATCGTTCTCCTCCTCTGCTGGTTGCGAAGCTTCATCGCCAGGCTGCGGTTGCGGTGCATGGTGGGGAACTCCTCGGTCACGGGTTCTTAAGGAGTGGTTAAAGTCCGCGTCATATAGGCGTAGGCGTAGTTTAGACTCCTAGAATCCTGCTGTCCAGAGTCCTAAACTACACAAGCGAAAAAACCCCGCCGGAGCGGGGCGCGCGCGGTTCAACCTCTTCCAGTGAAGCCGCTAGGGTTTACCCCTTGAAAGTTTCCGCGATGCGCGCGAGGCGCTCGCGCTCTTCCTGGGTCATGCTCATCATGGCGGCGTAGACGCGGCGTATCGTCGGGTCAAGGCGTTTGGGCATGCGGCCCCACATGATCCATTCTCTTCCTATAGCCGGTATGTTTCTCGATGTTCTCGGCGTGGATGGGGCTGATCGACTTCGCCGTGCCGTCACGCCATTGCGTGACGAGGCCCTTGCTGCACCCGGCGATGTCGGCGAGCTGGGTCGATTTCAGTTTCTGCTCGGTCAGCATTTCGTTGATGCGCTGTCCAAGAGTACTCATAGGCTTGGACCGTAGCTTGGAAGCGGTAGAGGATGCTTGACGCACCTTCTTTAGCGTCCTAAACTTCGCGGCATGAACGTGCAAGCCTTCACCCAGGCCGTGGGAGGCCGCCGCGTCCTGATCTCCGTGACCGGCCTTAGCAAGGGCCGCATTTCGCAGTGGGTTACGGACAATCATATCCCGCGCTCCTGGGTGAAATTCCTGGAGCTGCGCTTCCCGGTCGCGTGCCGCAAGCACGGCATACGCGATCTCACGCCCTGAAGAGTCCCCGATAGCGGGCCTCCGTCGCCACCGACATGAACCAACCGATTCGGAGCCAGTTCTTGGCGCGGGCGGGGGGCATCACTCCGAGAATGTTGAGCGCCTGCGTGGCTTGCTTGCTGCGGCTGGGCGCCCGCATCGGTCCGCGCCCGGCCCGCAGCCATTCCATGCTGGCGCCGGTGGCCTTGCTCAACGCCAGCAATTCGTCCGCCAGCAGAACGCCCGGACGGTTGAGGACATGCTCGAAGCGGTCGCGCCCGATCCGGGCGCGTACGGGTAACTCTTCCCACACGATGTCGGCGGCTGCGGAGGCGGTGCGCAGCCGCGCGCGAAAGGTTCGCTGCATTAGACCTCCGGTTTTTATTCAAAACGTCGAGGGTACTGCACGGTGCAATCGACATTTCAAGAACGCTTCCCTCCCGCTCATCCCCAGGGAAGCGCTTTTCCCGGCTCGCAAGGGCCGGGATTTCTTCATTCTCTGATGTTGTCATATCGGCGAAGTTTAGATAGCTAGACTTCGCCATGTCAAGCACTCTAAACCCACAGCCATGAGCCTCGCAACCCGCCAGGCGTGGCAGGCGCACCTGTTCGGCGGAGGGGCCACGCCCGGCCCGCGGCGCCGGAACCAGCACCCTGAGCAGGGCGTGCTGAACGCCGTCATCAAGGTCCTGCGCCTGCACCCGGAGGTCTCCTGGGTCGCGCGGATGAATAGCGGCGCCTACCGGATGCCCGACGGGCGATACGTGCGCTTCGGGTTCCCAGGCTGCCCGGACATCCTGGGCCAGATGTGCGATGGACGCCTGCTGGCGATCGAGGTGAAGAGCTCGAAGGGGCGCCTCACGGACGAGCAGGAATTCATGCTCGCCAAGGTCCGGGCGAATAACGGTGTATCAGGGGTCGCGCGGTCGATCGCGGAGGCGGTCGCGATCGTGGAGGGCCGGTGAGTGCCAGATCGCCTGATACGCGACGAGATCTTGGAGTCCGAGCGCTGGCTGCGCCTGAAGGACAACGCCGACCGGCTCGCCTTCATTGCGCTCCTGCTCAAGGCCGACTCCTACGGGAATTTCAGCGCCGATGCGTTCCGCCTGATGCGCCTGTGGCGCGACTTCGGGATCAACAACGAACCGCATGCCTGCAAGACGCTGACGGAGCTGGCAGACGCCGACCTGGTGCGGCTCTACGAGGTCGATGGGAAGGCTTATCTACACATTCCGAGATTCGGGCAGCGAGCACGCTATTTCAAGCGAGTTTTCCCGATTTCGCCATGGACAATCGAGCACAAACAAGAGGTTACAAATAATTCACCTGTCTACAGTCAGGTGCGCACAGCAGAAGTGAAGAGAAGTGAAGAGAAGAGAAGTGAAGTTGACCTTGGTTTATCTATCTCTCCTACACGGGACAAGCGCAACGTCAAAACCGTTTTAAAAAACATTCCTGAAGACCAAAACCAGGACCACGTCGAGAGAAACCGTCGACTGGCGATCGCCTTGGCAAGCGGCGATATCGAGCTCGCCAGAGCAATCAAGGCAGGGAAACGGCGAAAAAAAAGGTGAGGACATGAAAGGCGATAAGAGGCCATGCGAGCGGCAATGTCAGAAGTGTCTGCAATGGAAACATCATTCGCGCTTTCGCATTGGGAAAAAAATGGGTGCAACCGATGCGTTGCACACGTTTAGCGCGAAGTGCCGCGACTGCGAGCAGATCGAGAGGAACGAGAAAAAGAACGAGGACCGTCCGCTGGCGATTGTGAGAGCGCGGGCGGCACGCAAAGCGGCTGAACTCAAAGTGCCGTTTGACTTCATTTGGATAAACATGAATTACCAAGGCCTGGTTCCGTATTTCCGCGCTGCGCTCAGCGGCGAGGCGACGTGTCGGTCGTGCGGGCATGCGTATCAAGGTGAAAGAGATATTCAAACCGACCATCTAGAAGCACCGCGAAGTCCTGACGATTGGGCGCGGCAGCATGCGCGCAATTTGGTTTTGTTGTGCCAATCGTGCAACGGGACGAAAGGACGCAAGCCGCTTGCCACTTGGCTAGATGAACAGGAAGGCGCACGGATTAGCAATGAACTGCATCGTGGAGAGGTCCAACCGAATGGTTGGCGCCAGATAAATCTGTGGGACTGACGAGCATGCGATGTCCGCGCTGTCACGCCGCGATCGAGCGTGCGAGATATTGCAGCGACTGCGGCTGGACGCGGCCGACGAAGCCCGCCGTGCCGCAGTCCAGGCCACCGACGCCGGCACCGGTTGAGGCGCCCTTGCCGCCGCTTGCCGTGCGCGCGAAGCGCATGGCCGAGCTCAGGCAGATCCTCAGGCAGGCGAAGCGCCAGCGCTTTCATCGTCCCGCCGAGCACGGCGTCGAAGTCATCGCCGGCCACGGCACGCGCTGCACCTGCGAGCGCTGCTTCGCCGTGCGCATGAAGCCGGCGCAGATGCGGGAGCTCCGCGAGATGGAGCGCGGGGAATGAGCCGGCTCGACGACGAGGACAACACGGTGTGGATCTACCTGCTGCTGCTCGCCGTCGTGGTGCTCGTGCTCGCCTTCGTCCTGGCGTGGGTGCTCGCGTGATCCACGTGAAACGCTGGCCCGGCATCCGCAGGAGGTGGTGATGGCAGCAACAGACTATCAGCGCGGATATTCGAAGGGCTATCAGAGAGGCCGCAACGGCACATGGCCGGATTACGTGCCGCCGGCCGTTCCCTGCGAAATAGTCGATGCTCTACGCTTGGCGCTCGTCAATCTACGCAACGCCATTGATGCACAACTGGCCGTGTTTGATGAAGATGACCCTCTGAATCTTGCCTTGTCACAGCACATTGACGCAGCAACGCAGGCGCTATCGCGGTTGACGCACTACGCAACTACTGGCGATACGAAAGACGCATGAAACGCTGGCCGCTCATCCGCCACCTGCGCTACCTGTGGCTGTCATGGTGCCTGTGGCGCTGGTGGCATACCGGCGCTTGCCCCGTCGATGCCGACTTCAAGTTTCTCGACGACGTGTGGGAAGGACGCGCATGACCGATCCCTTCTACCACTCGAACGCATGGCGCGAGCTGCGCTACCTGTGCCTGAAGCGCGATCACTGGCACTGCACCGTGTGCGAGAGGAGCGTGCGGCTCAAGGGCAGCGCACGAGTCGATCACATCATCGATCGGCGCGAACGTCCCGACCTGGCGCTCATGCTCTCCAACCTGCGCACACTCTGCGCTTCCTGCGACAACAAGCGCCATGCCGAGAAGGGTGGACGTCAGATCGAGCGCCCGGAGATCGCGCTCGACGGACTGCCGAAGTCATGGCGATAATCCACCGGGGGACGTGTCTCGACGACGGGAGGGGGGCGATTGCGTTTCTGCGATCGAGCGACCGAC